CTCTTAATAATCTATTATTATTATTATTATTATATATATATACACATGGGCTACCTGCGAAATATATTCTCTGTAAGTTGGTTAAATAAGTGTAAGGTTGTTAAGGTTTTTTGGGACGTGCGAAGATGCTACCTTTTCACCATGTAAAGTATCAATCATTCACAGTATATCTTCACTATTTTTATGCTATTATAGTATATCATAACACATCTTGTTAACTCTTCCGATTATATCTATACACTATCGAAGGCTTTGAGGCATGCCATCCTCTGCGCCTTTGACTATTCCGGATGGTGCAGACGTTTAGATGGGTAAGCACGCTCGAATGAGATACGTTCACATGAGGGAGCACGTTCGAAGGTTTCAATTTACCCCATCCCCCCTCTTTTTCACCCCCTACCAACCCCAGGGATTTACGAAACTTGCGGGCCCTACCCATACGCTTACGGTATAACGAATCTTCGAACCTATTTTTTTTCTTTTGAACCTATTTTAAATCCTTTGAACCTATTTTTTCCTTCGAACCTTTTTAAAAAAAAAAATAAGAGTGCCGCCGAACGATTGAACAGTAAAAAAATTCCTAATTAATAAATCTTGATAATTCCTCTTGACAAAGAAATGTGTATAGGGTATACTTCAGAATTATGAGAGAGAAGTATCCCAAAAAATGGGAGAAGGTTACAGACGAACCCGAAGCCGGTTGTTCCCGTTTAAAAATTTATGGCGGCTGGCTTGTTGTTGCTTGGGCGAATCCTAGTCGTGGCGAACCTAAATTATCGGAAAGTTTAGTATACGTTCCTGATCCTGAGCATAGATGGAAAATAAAGCGATAGATTAAAATAGGTACCGATATACCGGCTACTTATTAAACCAAGAGGGAGGAAAGAAACATGGGCGGAAAAAAAGGATATCGAGTAATTGTACAGGGTGATTATTACGCCGCGGCCCCTGGGCGGGGAAAGATAATAAAAAGATATAAAGTCGATGTGATGCTTCCTTCGATGGAATGCGCGTTATCTGTTATTAAGAATAAATTATTGAATGCTATTCTTAAGAATAAATTAGGAGATTACCTTAATTTCCGTACTCATGAGATAGTATCTTATGAAGCTGTCGGCGGTGCGGAGAATCCTACGAGCGTTCCTATCCAGATCATGAACAGGCCTGAGCTGCTTCAGTATATAGTGGATCAGGGGCTTCCGGTGAAGCCGAAAGATTTTATTGAGATATCTGATTTACGGGCGGCGATACTTTATGCAGTCCAGGATCCTAAAGGCTATGAAGAGAAATTCATTGACAAGCGCGCAGACGCGAAACAAAATAGAGCGCTGAAAGATTTAAACCCCGACCTTGTTGATAATACCGAAGGGGTAGAAGATCTAACAAAAGATAAAAGTAACCCGCTTCAAAAACGAGTTGATGAAATAATTGATAAAGCAAAGGAAGGCGATGCAGAAAAACCAACACCTGATATTCTCGGACCCGTTGATCCCCGACCAATCGAACCCGGACCGGCTACAGAAAACTCGGGAGCTGATACAGAAAATCTCTAAAGGAATTTCCTCGGAGATAGAAGGAAAATTTATTAAATGGATTGACGGTATGCCTGTCCCGGTGTGCCGTCAAGTCATTACTAAAGCTTCTGTTAAAAAATTAATAGAGGCTGTTTTAGCAATCCCTTATATATCCGAGATAACCGATGAATCTTTAGAAGGGCTTCCTGTTGCGGAGGTTATGTTTATTCGATTAGCGCAGAGTGCGGCAGAAGGAAATCACGAAGCATTAAAGATTTTACTCGATCGAGTTCTTGGTAAGCCGAAACAATTCAGCGAAACAGTAACGATGAAAATGAGTTATCGGGACTTTCTTGAACAGTTAGCGAAGAAGGAAGAAGGCGATGAGCCCGCAATCCAATATACCGCACAAGATCTCTGACGTCCATTATCGACTGCAAAATGAATTACCCTATTATGCACGGCATGCCCTTATTATTAAAGATAAAGTAGGGAAGCTTATCCCGCTTGTTTTTAATAAAGCACAAAACCATATTCACGAAAAGATAGAAGAGCAAAAACGCCTTATCGGGAAAGTGCGTGCTATCATTCTTAAAGGGCGGCAGCAGGGATCGAGTACCTATGTGAGTTCGCGCTATCAGCATAAGACTTCCAGGCTTTCGGGGAAGTCCTGTTTTATCCTATCCCACGAATCAGATACCACTAAAAAATTATATGCCATGGTTGAAAGGTTTCAGGATTATACTCCGGAGCCTGTGAAAACCGCGGCGGAAGTTCAAAATCGAAGGCAGCTTAAATTTGCTAACGGCAGCGATTATTCAGTCGGGACAGCGGGGAATGTGAATGTCGGCCGCGGAGGTACTATACAATTTTTCCACGGATCAGAAGTTGCCTATTGGGAAAAGACAAATGAGATTGAAACAGGGATCATGGAATCTATTCCTGATATGGAAGATACAGAAATTATTCTTGAATCTACAGCCAACGGGCTTGGGGGTTTATTTTATGATAAATGTATGAATGCACTTGAGGGAAAAGGAGATTATATTTTAATATTCGTTCCCTGGTATTGGCAGTTAGAATATAGAAGAGCGGTACCTAAAGGTTTCCAGTTAACAGAGAATGAGATTAAACTTAAAGAATATTTCCAACTAGATAATGAACAACTTTATTGGCGTCGAAAGAAAATAGAATCTTTTCGTTCCGAATGGAAGTTTAAACAAGAATATCCTATGAATGTAAAAGAAGCGTTTGTTACCAGCGGCGCTTCTTTAATAAAGTCTGAAAAAGTCATGGCGGCCCGAAAATTGAATCTTACTGATGGTAACGCCCCTGTTATTATGGGAGTGGATCCTGCCCGGTCCGGAGACAGGACAGTTATATCTTTCAGGCGTGGCCGGGAGTTTATGTTTTATAGAAAATATGACGAAATGAAAGATACTCGACTAGCCGGCATTATCGCTAACGATATAGAACGATATAAGGTAAAAAAATGTTTTATTGATATAACGAAAGGGTATGGGGCTCTTGATATTTTAGAAGAGTTAGGTTTTGGAGATATAGCCCAGGGAGTGCATTTTAATGAAGAACCGTTAGACAAAGATCTCTTTATGAATAAGAGAGCAGAGATTTTGATAGCTGTTCGTGATTGGATAGAGGGTGAAGGAGTATCTATCCCGGATGATGAAGCGCTACAGGCTGATCTTTTATGCGTACCTGATTATAAGATTACAAGTAGAAGTTTAATGTATATAGTTCCTAAAAAAGAAATAAAACTAAAGTTTGGACAATCACCGGATATCTATGATTCTTTTGCTTTAACGTTTGCTTATCCAGTAAAGTATGATATACTACTGAGAAGAACTTTCACTAAAAAACTTGAAGGAGGTAGAAGCCGTGGCCCCTTAACAACTCTTAATAGACACAGAGGTTTTAAATCGGATTCAACAGCAAGTACAAATTTACTAGGAAGATTATAATTATGGGCTTAGAGACAGCTTTAATAATATCATTGTTAGCAACATCAGCGGTTGCTGTACAGCAGAGCATTGCGGGGGGTACAGCTGCTAAAAAAAGAGCATCAGGGCGGCGAGCGGATATATCTGCACAGCGGGCAGCAGATCTTGCGGCAGAGACAAAAGCGAGTGAAAAAGAGGATTCTATTTTAGGGGAGCCAAAACCTTCAGAACGAAAGAGGGGTAGATTGGCTCTGATAGCTACTTCATCGAGGGGAATATTAAGTTCCCCTCAAACCGGCAGACGTAAACTGTTGGGAAATTAACAGAGGAGGAAGTATGAAAAAGTGTAGAATAGGAATATTAGTGGTAATATTAATGCTGTGTATATCAACAGTATGTTATGCGGGAGCCAGAGAGCTTACGTATATGAGCATCGAAGAGCTTGCTACATTGGCGGCTACCCCGGCGTCTGGAGATTTTTTTCTTCTTTATGATCTTTCAACAGGTAAGGTTGTAAAAATTTTACCATCGAACGCTATTAGCGGAGCTATAAGCGTAACGACTATAACTTTACCAACGGATCAGAATGCTACTTTTGGAAGCTCTACTATACAGGAAGATTCAGTAAAAGATGATTTTGTAGTTAATAATGATATCGATATAGAGCAAGCGAATCCTCATTTAAACTTTCGTGATAGTGATACGGACGACGCGTATATGTGGCATTTAGAGGCAAATGCTTCCGGGGATCCGTGGACTAATTTTACTCTGTGGAAGGGTACTGATGACGGTACCGGTTTTACTATAGCTTCTGTAGCTCCATTAATTTTAATAAATAGTACAGACAGTATTATATTTCCTTTAGGCAGAGTGCAGTTAGGGCAGGGAGCGGACGTAGCTTCTGCTAATAACCTGACACTCGGATCCGATGGAAATACTTTTGAGATTACCGGGACTACACAGGTTAATTTGATTGATAATACTGATTGGGTAAATGGCTCTGTAATTCATTTACTTTTTACTGGCAGCGTTACAGTAAAACACGGCCAGTCTACTAGCGGAGTTAACACCACAATACAGCTTACCGGGGCCGGCGATTTTAGTGCTTCTGCCGGAGATACATTGACTCTTCTATTAAGTGAAATAGGGGACGTGCAGGCCTGGAGAGAATTATCAAACGCGGCTATATAAATTAATTAAAGGAAAATATGGCCTCTGCTAAAGTAGCTCATGTTAAAGCGCGTTTCAAGGAATTGAAAGCTCGTAAAAATTTGTGGTTGGATCATTACCAACTGATCGGGGAAAATATACGTACCCGGAAACAAAATTTTACTTCTCTTCAAGAGCCCGGCGCTTTTCTTAATCGGCAGTTATTTGACGGTACTGCTATCAAAGCGAATGATATAATGGCTTCGGCCCTGATAGGTAATCTCTGGCCTAACGGGGCCAAGACCATTAAAATTATTCGATCTAGAAATATTTCCGATTCAGATGCAAACCGAAAGTATTATCAATTTGTAACTGAGGAAATGACCGAAGTTATGGATAATACTAAAGCGGGCCTTGCTGTTGCGTTAGAGGAGTATTTTAAAGATCAGGGTGCTTTTGGTACTAGCGGTATAGCCGTATTTGAAGATGATACTGATATTAATGTCCCTATTATTTATAAAGCGTGGGATGTTAAGAGTATGTCTATTGACGAAGGCAGATCCGGTTTCGTGGATACGGTATATCATGAAAGAGAAATAACTATTCGTCGAGCAGTAAAAGAATTTGGAGTAGAAAATTTAAGTGCTAAGAGCCGAGAAGCTTTTGCTGATGGTAAAGGGGACGATAAAATAGTTATTCTTCATGCTATTGAGCCCCGGGTTGAAAGAGATCCAAATAAATTCGGTAATAAGGATATGCCTATTGCCTCGATTCATATCGAATCGAAAGCGGATAAAATTATTCGTGAAAGTGGTTTTGAAGAAATGCCTATTAACGTAAGCAGATTTGCTAAAGCTTTAGGTGAGATATATGGTAGATCGCCAGGCATGGCAGCCCTACCGGATATTCTAGAAATAAATGCTGTTAAAGAAGCGCTTATGGTTGCGATAGAAAAGCAATTAGATCCTCCTCTTGCTGTTTTAGATGATGGTAAACTAGGTGGAGGCATAATAGATACTAGCGCGGGAGCGCTTAATGTTTTTAAAATTAGCGGCCGTTTAGATAAGAGTACTAATCCTATAACTCCGCTTTTTACAGTAGGCGAGCTTAAAAGTGCGGAGAATTTAGTTAATCAATTAAAACAATCTATCACCGAACATTTTTATATTGATCGACTTTTGGATTTTAATAACGAGACGCGTATGACTTTTGGAGAAGTTCAGATTCGGAATCAATTAAGATCGGCGTCTTTAGGGACTATTTTTTCAAGACAAGAAGCCGAATTGTTTGTTCCCATGGTTGAGAGAACATTTAATATACTTCTCAAGAAAAAGAGACTTGGTGTTATACCCGATTCTATTGAGCATAGAAATTTACTTAAAGCGGGGGTAGTGAATCCTATATTAATTCCGGAAGAGATAGCCGTTGCTATGGTAAAAGGTGAGGAGATATTTAAGATTAAATTTATATCTCCGGCTAAACGTATGATGCAAGCGGAGGAGGCAAACGGTATTTTAATAGTATGGGACGCTGCGGCTTCGATAGCGCAGGGGGTACCCGGGGTTTATGATAATTTAGATGCAGATGAGTCTATTCGGCGTGTATCTGAAATTACCGGAGTGCCTTTAACTGTAGTAAGGGATTTTCAATCGATGCAAAAGATTAGAGAATTACGAACAGCGGAGCAAGAACGATTGACTAAGATAGCTGATTTAAGAGAGGCCTCTGAGATCTCCAGGAATTTTGCTCAAGCCAAGCCGAGCCAAAAAAATGTCCAAACAAAAAATTAAAATAATTAAAGATGTTCGTAAAGAATTAAGAGAAGATTTCGCCGCTGTTGGTGCTACCGTAGAAGGGAGAAATGTATTACGGTATATTATGGATGAGTGCGGATATCAAAGAGTAAGTATTGTGGGGAATACTGCAAATGGAGATATCCACGATCGCGGTACTCTTTATAATGAAGCTCGTCGAAATCTCTATTTAGATATAAGGAAGTTAATTCCGGTCCGGCAATTAAAACAAATAGAATTTAACAAATAAGAAAGGGAGGCGTTATGTTTTTAGGAGGTCTTGAAGTTTTTGATGTGAGTCTTTTATTTAGTTTAGTGGGGATGATGATATTGGATGTAGAAGGTACCATAGATATTAATAACTTTTCTTCTCCGGAATCTTCGGTAGCTGAAAAAGCATATACGTCTATTATTCCGGAAGGATATAGGGATAAACCTTATCTTAAAGATGTAAAAGATATAAAAGGCCTTTTTGGAAAATTAAACAGTTCACAAGAATTAATAGGTAAAAAACAGTTTGGGGTTCCTGAAGATAACGCATCTAAAGAAATATGGGATAGTTATTATAAAACAGCCGGGCGTCCGGATAAGGCGGAAGGGTACGAGTTTAATGATTCAACTTTACCGGAAGGATTAAAGAGAGACGATAAAACAGTAAAAGCAGTAAAGGATCTTTTTCATAGCGCGGGGGTTAGTTCTAGAACTGCTAAAGTTATTCAAGAAGGCTACGATAAAATATTAATCGAAGCGCATGGTGATAGGATTAAAGCCAATGAACAACAGGATGTTAATTTTGATAATCTAGCGTCTGAGACTTTCGGGGATCAGAAAGATAAAGTTTTAGCGGCAGGTAAGAAGTTATTAGAGATTCATGCGCCGGAGAAGTTTAAGGCTCTTATAGACAAACTTCCCAATGAACAGCTTATTCTTATGGCCGGAGTACTTAACGATATTAGTAAAAAATATATTAAAGAGGATGAGATAGATGGCAGCGGACCTAAAGGCGATGCTTCTTTAGAAGATCTTAGGAGTGAACAGAAAAAGATTATGGCTTCTCCCGCTTATCAATCTTCGTTTCATCCGGAATATGAAAAGGCGGCAGATAGATTAAAAGAGATAGCAAACGAGATAAATAAATCTGCTACTTGACAAAATATAATTCGTGTGGTATAGTTTTTGACATAGAGTACGGGGATCGCGCAAGCGTCCGTTGATAATCCTAAAAGGATTCGAGGGGATCTCGTTAAAAAGCCAGGAACGTCCGTCGCTTCACAAAACGGGTATCGTATCCGAAACAGGGATAACTTTAACCAATAACTTGTGAGGTGGCAGATGGCAAATCAGCAAATAGACAAAGCTCTTATAATCCAGTTCTCGGATTTACTGCATGTCAAAGCTCAGCAAATTAGGGCCCGGCTTCGTCCGTATGTAAGAGTTAAACCTATGATAGGAGATAGGTTTGCTTATGACGGTTTAGGAGACGTGGAAGCAAGAGAATCGAACGCCAGGATTCAGCCTACCGTTTTTGATGAAATCGATCATACCCGAAGGAAAATAAGCCGCAGACGTTTTGTTGTAACTCTCCCGATTGACGATATGGACGTTCGTGCCGTATTGATTAATCCGGAAGGCGAATATGCGATGGCGTGTATTCGGGCCATGGAGAGAGTGTTTGATAAAGTCGGCGTAGACGCGTTGTTTGCTACTGTGTCTACCGGTAGAGATTTTGAAACAGATGTTGCTTTTGCTGCGGATGGCGGTTTTACTGTAGATGCAACCGCGGGTTTGACGTATGAGAAATTGCTTGAGATTCAGCAGAATTTCATAGATGCGGATGTGGGAAATGATATACCTGAAACGAAAGTAATGGGTATATCCGGAGACGAGCATACTGCTTTAATGAAAGAGACAGAATTGACCAGCGGAGATTTTTCTCGTCAATTCGTAGTAGATAAAGGAGAGATTATCCGGGCCGCCGGGATAGAGATAGTTAAGTTTGCGGCTAACGCGCGAAGCCCTATTCTTTCAGTAAGCGGAGGTACGAGAGATAACTTTGCGATGTCAACAAGAGCAATCTGTTATGGCCTTTCCAAAGAAATGAGTATTGAGATTAAAGACAGGCCCGATCTTGTTGATGTAAAACAGGTTCAGATTATCGGTATCTTGGGCGCTGTAAGAACTGAAGGGGTATTGGTTCAGAAGGTTCAGTCAACGGACTAATATATAGAGGAGTGGCGTTTTTAACTTTAATTAAACCGGGAGGGGAATATGGCCGTCGAAGATAAATACGTAAGCAGTAATATTCAGAATGATAAACTAGAAGCTCCAGCATTTTTGCTTGGCGATAAGCTAGTCGCCATGGTCGTTTCTTTTGAAGTGGCTGTAGCAGACGATGATGGTTCTGTTTATCGTATAGGAAAGGGATTAAGCGGAAGTTTGATTCCTATTGATTTTAAGATCTTTAATGACGCGATAGCTGGCGCGACAGATTATGATCTAGGTCTTTACAAAGTGGATTCCGGAGCGGTTATCGATAAAGATGTTTTTATGGATGGCGCAGATATTAATGCCGGAAACGGTATAGCTTCTCCGCAGAATGGTCTAACTGCTGTAGATGTGGCTAACCTAACCAAAAAGATATTCGAACATGCGGGGCATGATGTTACGGATTCTTTGCAGGGCTATGATTTAGCCCTCACGGCGAATACTGTTGGATCGGCCGTGGGAACGATCACCTTCATAGGACTGTTTATTCAGGGTTAAGTAAAGACGTAATGTAATATGGCGGTGTATCGTTCTATACGGTACACCGCTTTTTTTCTAATACAAGAGAGGGATTATGGCTATTAAAGCAGCAAGTTCACCGGTAGCGATATGTAATTTAGCGTTAGATCATTTGAATCAAGCGGCCATATCTAATATAGATACTCCGGTTAATAAAACGGAAGTTGTCTGTGCTAGATGGTATGCTAATGTAAGAAGAGCCGTATTACGTTCACATGTATGGAATTTTGCTAAAGCGAGAGCGGCACTTAGCCGGAATGCAACAGCTCCGGCTTTTGGGTATACTTCGGCTTATGATCTGCCTGGAGATTTTATTAGGTTATTATTTATTGGCGATGACTCCATAAATGACTATAATCGAGATTATGAAGTTGAAGGAAAACAGATTTTAATTGACGACGATGATGGAATTAATATAGGTTATATAAGGTCCGAAGAAGATGTTTCTAAATTCGATGCTTTGTTTGTAGACTTATTCGCTCTTAAATTGGCTTTAAGAATAGCTTATAAATTTACAGTTAAAAATACAGTTGTTAATAGACTTAAGGATCTGTTAGTCGATGCTGAAAATGAGGCCAAAGCGATAGACGGCCAAGAGAGGCCGCCGAAACGAATTGAAAGAAGTAAGTTTAGGGATGCACGTCAAAGTTCTACTAGTAATGTAGCGGGAAAAAATACTACATTTTGATAACTAATGGCTTATACTAATCAAGCTCAACAAAATTTTGCTTCTGGCGAATTATCTCCAAAAGTTCGAGGCCGCTTTGATTTAAAAATTTTTCAAAATGGTGCCGAGCGTATGGAGAATTTTATTGCCGAAACTCAGGGGCCTGCACGTTTTCGCACAGGTTTACGTTTTGTTAATCATACGCGATTAAATCAAATTGCTTTTCTTTTGGAATTTCAATTCAATGATGAGCAGTCATATATTCTAGAGTTTACTGCTTTAAAATTACGCATACATAAAGATAATGCGAATATACTTGAAACTGCTCAGGTAATTACCGGAGCTACGCAAGCCAATCCTGTTGTAATTACAATAGCCGGGCATCCTTTTTCTAATGGGGATGAAGTTTTTATTAGCGGTGTTGTGGGTATGACTGAGCTTAATAGTAAGTTTTTTCTTGTAGCTAACGCGGGGGCTAATACTTTTGAATTAACTGATGTAGATGGGAATAATATAGATAGTACCGGCTTTACTGCTTATTCTTCTGCCGGCACTGCGGCGCGAGTATATGAAGTTACGTCTCCTTATGCAGAGGCAGATTTATTTCAGTTAAAAGATTCTCAAAATGCAGACGTTGCGTATTTTATGCATCCGACTTATGATATTCGTAAATTGACTAGGGTTACTGATACAAATTGGACTTTTGTAACTTTTGCCAGGACTGCAAATCCTTTTACCGGTGTGGATGATTATCCTTCGGCGGGAGCGTTTTACGAGGGACGATTTTGTTATGGCCGGACTAATAATAATCCTGAAAGATTTTGGCTGAGTAGAGCGCCGGACTCTTCCGGGGTCCCCCGGTATGACGATTTTACTACCGGTACCGATGCGGATCATGCGGTTATTTCTACCCTATCTCCTGTTCAAGGAAAAGTGGATTCGATTCAATGGTTAGCGGGAAACGTTCGGTCTTTGTTAGCCGGGACCTTTGGGGGGATAACTAAGATTTTTGGCGGCCGTAATGACGAACCTATTTCTCCCGCGGCTATTCAAATTAAAACATTAAATGCTTTCGGTTGCCAAAATATTATGCCAATACCTTTGGGTAGTATTTTATTATATGTACAGCGGGGAGGAAAAATAGTAAGAAGTCTTGAGTATGATATTTTACAGGAAGATCTTACTGCTATTGATAGAACATTGGTGGCTGATCATTTGGTTGAGCCTGGGATAGTTCAAGTAGATTTTCAATCCGGCCAGCCAGATATGCTTTGGTCCGTTAGGGATGATGGATTGCTTTTAGGATTAACTTTTAAAGCTAAAGAGGATGTTTCCGGATGGCATAGGCATATCATAGGGGGTACAGACGTTAAGGTATTAAGCGTTGCTTCGGATCCACGTGCCAGTGATTTTGATAGAATTTGGGTAGTAGTAGAAAGAACAATTAATAGTTTGACTAGAAGATATATAGAATATTTTGAAGACTCTCCAGTGATCCCTGAATTTTTAGATTTTTATACTGGCGATGCAAATGAAGCAGCGGATAAAGCTACTTTTGGAAATGCTATGTTTGAGAAACAAAAAGAGTATGTTCATGTGGACAGTGCTTTAAGTTATGACGGTACTGATTTGGGATCAGATGCCAGTGCTACTATGACACCCGGAGCTGTAACAGGTACCGGAATTACTTTTACCGCAAGCGTAGCTGTATTTGCCGCCGGGGACGTAGGCCGGGAGATTTGGAAAAAAGCTATTGACGGAGTAGGTACCGGCCGAGCTGTAATTACGGCTTTTGTTAGTACTACAGAAGTTACTTGTCGAATAGAAGTAGATTTTGATAACGTTACAGCTATGGCCGCCGGTAATTGGTATTTAACAGCTTTGACTATTTCCGGATTAGATCATTTAGAAGGTGAAGAAGTTTCTATTGTTACTGATGGTGGTGTCCATCCAAAAAAGACTGTTGCTAGTGGAGCAATTACTTTAGATTTTCAAGCTAGTAAAGTCCATATAGGCTTAGGGTATACCGGACTGATAAAGACTATGAACGTAGAGCAGGGGGGATTAAACGGCCCTGCTCAAACTAAACCTCGAAATGTAGATAAAGTAGGGGTACGCTTTTTAAATACTCTCGGTGCTCGATTCGGTACGGACCGGTATAAATTAGAAGCTATGGAATTTAGATCTACCGCGCATAAGACAGATAGACCTCCTCCATTATTTTCAGGTACTAAAATGGTTAACTTTGAAGATTCGTGGGATCGAGATAAAAATATTTATATAGAGCAGCAGCAGCCACTTCCTTGTGTAGTTCAGATGTTGGATATTTTTATGGATACGACTAATGAATAATTTAAAACTTGTACCTTTTAAAATACAGCATCTTGATCTGATGGATATCAGAGAGCATGAATTATTGGGTGCTTTTACTCTTAAAAATATGAGGCAGAGATTGGAAAACATAGAGAAAACCTGTATGGCTTTAACTATATTATATGATGGCCGGGTATTAGGGGTTATGGGTTCTATAGAATTCTGGCCCGGAGTATGTGAAGTATGGGTTATTCCTTCTACTCATATAAAAGAGTATAGTCTTATTTTTGCGAGGGTGATAAAGAAAAATTTAAAAAATTTAGAAGATGTATACGGTTATCATCGAATACAGGTAACCGCGTTACACGACGAATTACATAATCGCTGGCTTTCATATTTAGGTTTTAAATGTGAAGGTATATTAAAAAAATTCTCTATGAAAAAACAGGATTTTTCAATCTGGGCGAGGTTAAATAATGGGACTTGAAACAATATTACTCGTTTCTCTTGTCGCTTCTTCCGCTACTCAAATTGCGGGAGGTTTTCAGGCCAGGGATGCGGCTAGGGAAGAAGCCGGGCTTCAGGAAGATCAGGCGAGATTAGCTTCTTTTGAGGCGGAAGAAGAAGCTGATCGGGTATCCGAAGAAAATAGAAAATTTGGAGCTCGGCAAAGGTTATTATTTTTAAAAGCTGGAGTAGATTTAGCGGGATCTCCGCTATTAATTTTAGAAGAAACCCGAGTTGAAGGAGAAAAAGAAGTAAGAGCTATAAGAAGACGTGGGGCTGCGCAATTAGGTTTAGGGATGAGACGTGCAGGGATAACCAGAAGAAAAGGTAGAGCCGCTTTGATAGCGGGAATATCGGGCGGTATTTCTTCCGCCACAACCGGTTATATAACTGGAAGAGCTGCGGGGGTTTTTGGGGAACCCGCTTCGAACTAAGAGGATATATGGGAAAGATACCTGAATTTCAAAGAAGAAAATTAGCATCTTCGGTTGTAGGTACGCCGGGAGTAGATACTTCCGGAGCGTTACTTACAGAAAGCATAGGTCGAGATATTGGTAGAATTACTTCGACTCTTATTTCTGTTCTCGGCGCTAAACAGAAAATATTAAATGATGTCGAAGCTAATAAAAAAGCTATTGATTTTGAAGTAGATTACGATAAAGCTATAAGACAAGTACAACTTGAATCAATAGCGAATCCGGATCAGGCTATCCAACAGACTATCGAACTTGGTAACTCGTTAGGTAACGCTTTTTTGAGTACGATAGAATCTGATCCCGTACGTCAATCTGTAGCGAGATTACAACAAGGGGTAATAGGTAGAAAAATTAAAGCTGTTTCTACCTGGGCTTCCGGCCAGCAGATAATAAATGCCGGGGTAAATTTAACAGCGTCTTTTAATAATTTAACTGTGTGGGCGGAAAGCACAGACGATCTTAAAGTTTTGGACACGATTTTTGTTAAGACTGAAGAAATAGGTACTGTCGCTAAAGGTGTTTTAGGGGCGAAAAGTAGGAAATTTATTGACGATGGCCGTAAATCGATAGCTATGGGTTTTCTATATGGCCAGATGGATAGGAATCCAGTTAGAGCAGGGGAGATGTTAGGGAAAGAAGTTTTTAAGAAAATTTTAGACGGAAAGGAAAGAAAGAAGTTTGAAAAGGATATAGCTAATGCTATAAAGACAAAAGCAGATAAGGATAGGGTAAAGATACTTACTGATAACGCAGATAGATTTATCGATATAACTAAAAAATATGGTGATGGAACACTTAAAGTTTCGGAATTAGATCTTTTAAAATTAAATATGCAAGATACGGGGAGTCCGGAAGAAGATATAAAATTCGTAGATATTATGCGTGATACCTTATTAAGTTCGGCCGTTGTTACTTCGGTCGATAATAATAAAACGATAGCTAAATTGGCAAATCAGTGGAGTAGTTTGGCGATAGATATTAAAGAAGGAACGGCTAAGGGGAGCGCGGAGAATATACATAGGTTTTTGTTAGACGTAGCGGTAGCCCATAAGAAAAAAATTATTACTAAAGATACTCAAGATGCGTTTATAACTAAAGCTACTCCGACTTTGAATAATAAGATTAAAGCTGAAACAGAAAGAGTCGAAGGTTCTTTTGCTGAAGGATTTGCTAAATTCTTTAAAGGTGATGCTTTTGAAGCTGTAGATGTTGGGTTCGCTACTATTTCAGGTTGGGCTAAAACCAATGCACCGGAAACGGTCGATGAAACTAGCGGTAGACTGATTAAAGATTATATGACCGCGGTTAAGATATTAGAAAAATCGTCGGGTGAGGGATTAACGGAAGTTCAATCTAAAGAAGTGGCGGATCGTGTGATCGTTAGAGAAACGAGAAAACAATTCCCCGGGTATGAATTAGAAAATTTATATTTTACGGCAGATGAAACAGGATTAACAGTTAAACAAGTTTTTGATTTGTTAGAAAAAGAGAGATTAAGGAAGAAGTAATATGCCTATAAATTTATTAGCTGGAAAATTAGAAACGGTATCTCAGGAAAAAGCCACGAATCTTTTACCTGAATTAACTGGATTATATAAAGATTCAGAAGGAGAGGCTAAGCTTCCAAAAGTGTCTCCGAAAAAACCACTTATCGAGGATCTATATAACGCTTTCTTCTCTGGATTAAATCGAACTTGGGCTGATACGGCGAGGAGCCCTGCGGCTACATTTGATCTTTTGCATATGCCAAGTAATTTTTTACTGAAAGCAGCGGGGAGACCAGATTTACAGGTTCAGTCTCCTGAATGGTTAATGGATAACCCCATAGCGGAGTTATATGATTATCAGACAGAAGCTTTTAGGAAAGAGATATCACCCACTAAATCTTTTGAGGAAGCTTTTGAAACAAAGGATTTTGACGGTATAGGAAGACATATAGCTATAATGGTAGCTGAAAATGCACCTCAGCAGATAGGTATAATTCTTAGCTATATGGCCGGATATCCCGGAGCGGGATTAGCGGGAATGGGTATGCTTACCGCAACTCAATCTCTAAAAGAAGGACGAAAACGAAGAAAAGATCCAGCGATGAACGCGTATAATGCTTTAGCTAAAGCCACAATCGAAGTAGGTTTTGAATCTTTAGGGACTTTTAGATTATTAGATAAACAAAGTAAGGCTTTGATTAAAAGTTTTGGGACTAAAAATGCTAAGAAAATTGTAGGGGACGTATTTAAAACTATTTTTGCTTCTATGTTAGGTGAGGGGAACGAAGAATTTTGGACTTCTTTAGCGCAAGATTTTTCTGATTTCTCTACCGGTATCAATCCTTTAGCTTTAAAAGGATCTCTTGTAAGAGCGTTTGAGGCTGGTACAGTGGGGGCTATTTCCGGTGGAATATTAACGGGTCCGGGAGCTATTCAATTAGGTCGACGTAGTGTTGCTTTAGAGAAGATGCAGAAGGATGTTAATCAAGTTACTGAAGCGTTGGCAGAGGATAAGAAGGTTATTTCTGAAATAGAAGCTGTACGACGGAAGGATTTAGGATTACCCGAAATAGAAAAAGTAACCCCTGTGCAAAAAAAAGAATTGGAAGCTGCTGAGATTAAGCAAGTAAAAGAGATAATCGACGTCCAGGAACCTGAACTAATAACAGATATAAAGAAATTGACAGAAAAGATAAATACCTTTACGAGTGAAGGTAAGCCTGTTCCTGAATCTCTAGTAAAAAGGCAACAGGCTTTAGTTAATACATTAAAGGCCTTAGCTCCTATAGAAACAACGACAGGCCTCCGTAAAGGGGTAACACAACGGGTTATTAAGGAATTGACAGGTATAACAAAACCGGTTAAGAAAGTAGTTGTGGGGGAAAGAGTCCTTTTAACAGAGAGAATAAAGACTCTTGCAAGGGGATTTAGAGAAGGTAGAACTTTAACTAGGGCAGAAATTGAAGCTACCCAAACGGAGGTAGTGGATGTTTTACAGAAGTCTAAATTAGAACCTAAAGATAAAGCGAAATTTATTAGTACTATAAAAAATATACAAACTAGAGAACAGTTACAACAGGTTTTACCTGAGATACAGGAACGGATAGCCGTTTTAGAAGAAAAAGCAGAGGTTAGAACTTTAAAAAAAGAGATAGCTAAAGAACTTAAAACAGTAAAACCTAAAACACGGGCGGGAAAGAAAACGGGTAAATTTACGGCGGATGTCCAGGAGGCCTTAGATTTGATAAGAAGTATATCGAAAATGACTCCTCTTGAAGCAGAAAAAGCTATTGCTCAAAATCTTAAGACAACGCAAGGTCTTTTGCCGTCTGAAGATATTCGACTTCAGAATGAACTCTTAAGTCTTGTGGCCGAATCCGAAAAACAGGGAGTTGTTTCATTAAATAGACTTTTAAATAGGATTAGAGTTTTAAAGAAACAGGGTAAAGAAGCTAGATCTCTTTTAAGAGAAGAGAGAAAAGAACGTCTTGAGAAGGAGAAACAGACAGTTATAGATCAAGTTACCGGGGGTAGAGGGATTCAAGTGGGACGGGAGACAATAGGGGCTCGTAAGACAAGAGTCAAGATATTAAAAAATGCTCTTCGGGGATTAGGGACCAGATGGATACTTTCATGGAATGGTATTATGGAAACTCTTGAATTTAACGCAGGAGTTACCAGTAAAAAACTCAAAGATCTTTTTGGCGTTTTAGATCAAGAGAATAGTGTCAGGCGATTAGAGTTAGATTTTAGGCAGAGATTTGATAAAGCTATTTCCGAATCGTACAATATCGAGAATAAAAATATAGCTATCCATAAAAAACTAAACGACTTATCTCAGGATGTGAATCTCGGAACATTTAAGAATAGCAAAGGGATCACAGTGGAACTTATTTTTACTAAAGATGAGATAATTAAAAAATGGATGGAGCTTCAGGACCCTACGCTTATCATGTCTTTTGAAGAAGGTAACAACTTTACTCCTGAAATAGTTAATGCTATTAACGAAGAAATGGGCAGCAAGGATAGGACTTTTGCTAAGCGGCAATTTCAAATGTATAGAGAACAATGGTTAAAAATAAATCCGATATATAGAGAATTTTTTGGAGTTAATTTATCGTTCAGTGAATTTTATTCTCCAATAGCAAAAGAGGGATTTCAACTTGACCCATTACAGTCATTAAGTCAGCTATTAGAGGATAATGCGAGAAGGGCGGGAATTAGAGTAACAAGTTTAATAGCAAGAGCTCGAAACGTATTACCTCTAAAGACACAGAGTAGCGTTAATGTCTTAGACAAGCATTTTAAAGAGACTAATTATTTTATATCCTGGGCTGAAAAATTAAAGGATCTTAATGAAGTTTTCAAAGACAGTAATGTTGTAGAGGCAATTAATCAGGAATTTTCTCCTGGAGTTTTAAAAGCGATAGGTAATACTTTAAGTGATTTATCTTCAAGAGGTAGTAAGAATGCAAGGCGTTTCCCTGTGGTTGATTTTTTTAGGAAAAATTTTACTATTGGAAAACTTATGATCAAGCCGGTAATCACAGTTAAACAATATGTCTCAACGTTCGCTTATTTGGAAAAATTGAATCCTATAGAGTTTGTCGCCGGGATAGCTGATTTTTGGCTTACTGGCCCGGTGAAAAATTTTAAAACTTTAGAAGCAGAGAGTATCTTTATAAAAACCCGAAGTCTTAAGAATATGGAGCGGGATATAACAGAGGCCGTTAATTCCCCTATTTTTAAACAATATTCTAAGACAAGGAGTTTTTTAAATACATTAATGCTTAACGTACGTCTTGGGGATAAGGGAGCTATTGTATTTGGAAGTTGGGCTTTACGAAGAACGAGATTAAAACAAAAAGTCGATCTACCTGATATTATAAGGGAGTATGAGGGATTTAGTGCGGATACGCAGCAGTCGGCGGATTTATCCAGATTATCTGAGGTTCAAAGAGGAGGAAGTATAGAGAAATTATTTACTATGTTTAAGTCCGCGCAAAGGCAGTATCTTGCTAAAGAATTAAATGCTGTAAAAAGCCTATTTCAAAAAGGGGGGTTTTCCCCAAGTAATATAGGTAGAGTGGCAAAAGTGATGGCTATATATCATGTTCTATTACCGGTCATGTTTCAATTTATAGCCAATGCCGGAGGCTGGAGTGAAGAAGATAAAAAAGAATATATACGGGCCGGGATAATAGGTTCTTTAAATGGGCTTTTTATATTTGGGGAAGCGGTAGATGCGGTAATTAGAAAGGCTTTAGGCCTTCGTGTTTGGGATCTAGAGATTCCTCTTTTAGCAGTAAAAGATTCTATATTAAAGGCTATGGGTAAAATAGAGTGGGATGATATTACTACAGAAGATGTTTTTGAAGCCATGGTCGCATTAACAGGGGCAGTAGATAGTCTTGCTATACCTGCAACGACAGCAAAGAATATGATTATTGGGGTGGACGATTTAATAAATGGGAATATAAAAGAGGGGCTATTAGAATTAATGGGGTATTCCTCTTTTATCACAAAAGATAAAAAAAAGGGAGCTCCCGGTTCTAATAGGCAAGTTGAATTTTAATATAAAGGAGAAAACATCATGACTGTTGTAAATACTACAAGTAAAATAAGAGCAAACGGAAATGGTTCTGTAGTGGCTTTTGTATTTTCTTTCAATGTAGCTGATGAGACGGAACTGGAAGTCTCAAAGATAGATACTTCAGTAAGTCCGGAGGTAGCTACGCTTCAAACGCTTACTACGGATTATACGGTAGCGCTTAATACCGATAGCGAAGGAGGGACGGTTACTTTTGTAGTCGCTCCTTTATCGACTGAAGACTCTTTTATAAAGAGAGTTAATACTCTTGATCAGGCAACGGATATTCCTAAAGAGAGTAATTTTCCGGAAGAATCTTTAGAAAATGCTTTGGATAAATTGACTAAACTTGTTCAACAGCTTCAGGAGCAGATGGATAGGGCCTTGACATTACCTGAGACGTCCTCATCATCTACCCCGGAGCTTCCGGAGCCAAGTACCGGAAAAGGCCTTGTATGGGACGCCAATGGAAACCTTATTAATTCAACTGATGATTTCAATGACATTGTAACGGATGCCGCTGCAAGCGCCGCCGCTGCGTTGGTTAGTCAAAACGCTGCCGCCGCTAGTGCTGTAACCGCCGCTAATGAGGCTTCTGCTGCCGCCGTAAGCGCCGCCGCTGCGTTAGTTAGTGAAACTAATGCCGCTGCTTCTGCTGCGGGAGTTAATTTACCTTCTATACAGGCGGGGGATTCAGGGAAAATATTAAGTGTAAAAGCAACTGAAGATGGATATGAATTAGGGGGTGCTCCTGTAAAATTCAGTTCTACTGATAATAACAATGTAGTAGAGATAGATAATAACGGCACCGGTAGAGTATTATCTATTACACAAGATGGTGATTTAGCAGCAAATGGCGGTGTAAAAATACTACAGACTGTTTCGGATGCTCATGATCTGGTAGTAATTCAAAAGATGAGTGCTGTGAGCTCCGGGGGGAATGGGGACGTACTGGTTGTCACTCAAAATAGTACTGATGGCGGTAGAGGTTTGAAAGTTACTAATTATGGAACACTTCAAGCGATATTAGTAGCTAATGAAGGTGCCGGAATGGGAGTATATATTCAACAAAGTAAAGTATTAGCGGCAGGAAATCAAGGCCTTTCAATATATTCAAATGTTGCAAATGTTAATGGGGATTCCGCTCTGGTAAAAAGCCATCAAGATAATTCGTCTTCGTCCGAGCCCGCTGTAGAAGTAGTAAATGACGGTTCGGCCCCCGCAGTGGAAGTTAATATGACTAATACTGATAACGTTGCTATTGAGATAACTATTCAAGCCGCGGGAAGAGGGCATATTAATATGAATCCGGTCGGTTCTGCCTCGGGAACTACTGAAGGTATGTTGTATATGGATAATGACGGTATTATGTATATCCGATCAAATAGTGCTTTTGCTGCGTGCAACGCCGCCGCTGATTTTTCAGAATTAATGGAATGCATAGGCGATGGCGGGACGTATGAGGACGGAGACGTTATAGTACTTACTGATAATAAGAAGGTAACAAAATCATCTTCTCCTTATCAATTATCGGTTATAGGTGTTGTTAGCGAAAAGAAAGGAAGATCACGCTTTATAATAGACAGGAGCGATAGGCCATATTCGTTGCCTAAAAATATACAAAAGAAGATAGCCGCGGGAGAGCCTCTTGATAAACAGGAGAAAAAGAGAAAGCTCTGGTTTGGAAAAACATTTAAGGAATTAAATTTTAACATCGTTCAGGTTGGGCTGATAGGTTTAGTGGATTGTAAGGTTTGTAGTGATGGCGGGGATATAGAAATAGGAGATCTCTTAGTGTCTTCATCATTGCCGGGATTTGCTATGAAAGCGAATATTACGTCTTTTAATCAACTTCCTGCTATAATAGGAAAAGCCAGGGAGAGTTTACAGTTTACCGGGGGAAATAGTACAGGTAAAATAGCCATTATAGTGGGAGTAAAATAACTAAAGGAGATAAATATATGAGCGGATATTCTAATGAAGTTCAACCTCATGTTTCAACAGTAGACGAATTTATAAAAGAAAAACAGGAAATTACTGAAAGCCATCTTTTAGAAATTAATACTTTAAAGAAAGATATTTTATCTTTAAAAACAATAAAAGAAAAACTTGAAGTAGATATAAAAGTATCAAAAGATCAGCTTGCTTATGATATAAAGACGTCCTTGGACCAACTGCAAACGTATACAAAGGCTAAAATAAAAGAAACAGATACCAAGTTAAACGAACTCTATGGCGCAATAGCTTCAGGCGAACAAACTCTTGAGCAGATCAGTAGTGATATTCAAAAAAAGACAGAGAAGTTAACTAAGCTGTTAGAAAAATTCGCAGAAGATAGATCTAATCTTGACAGTAAACAGAGAGACTTTAAGAGAGAAAAGGCCGATTTTGATCAAAAGCAGACAAAATTACATGGCCGGCAGATAGAATTACATGATCAACGGATTGCTTTCAAAGAGGAGAGAGTCGTTTTTAATAAAGAAAGAGACGAGTTTAACGGGCAACGGCGTATCTTTAATAAAGAAAAAAATGATTTTGAACAGTGGCAAAAAGACTTTAAACAGGAAAAGGCCGACTTCAAAATAACATGGGAGAAAAACCTTGCTCATTACGAACAAATTAAAACCAACGCGCTTCAATTAAAAGAAGCTTCTATAATTGACGCTAATGAAAAGATAGCATTTGACGACGCTAAAATTGAACAGGGGAAAGAAACTAAACGTCTCAAAGCTTGGGAATTGGAATTAACTAAAAAAGACGACGCAATTAAAGTAGGAGAACGGGCTCTTGCTTATCGAAGATCCGTTGTAAGTAAACGGGAGAAAGCGGTAAGAGATGCCGAGAAAAACATAACTAACAAGGAGGAAGAAAATGGCTGAGATATTCGCACCAGTAATACAGGATTTAGTAGCGGCAGGAAGTGTAGCAGTCGCAAGTACCGGTACCGGTCGAACGGTATCTATAGCGTTACCCAGGAATGCTAGTTTTGCGGTAGAATTAAAATTTACTTCTGATGGCGCGGTGGACGTATTGGTAGACGCGGAAGAGGGAAATGTGCGCCCTGTGACAGAACAATCTTCTGATACTAATTTAGTTATACCGGAAAACACATCCGGTACAAGTGTGGGTAGAGTAGCGACTATTACCGATGAGAATGTACATATCATAAACTTTTCGCCGGTAGTAGCAAACGTTCTTAGATTGAAGCTTACCGGGCAGGGATCTAACCATTCAAGTACGGTATTATTCCGGGCTCGAATAGTTTATGTGAAAGGCCAGTAATAAAGGAAAGTATGAAAAAATTCGTATTTATCTTCAGTTTAATAGCCGGATTATTAATTGCTCCCTCGACTTATGCCCATAAAGTAGGTAGTGGGTATAATGAGGGGGCCTTTACGGCCGAAGATATAGAAGCTAATACGGATAATTTTGACGGTATCGCATCTATTTTAGAAGATACTGTACAAAAAGTTCTGGATGTTTTCGATGATATAGACACAAGCGCTGGTGATGCTCCGGATAGCGTTGATTATCTCGTAGGCACAGCAAGCGGTGACCTATCCGCAGAGATAGTAGTCGGCACAACCCCAGGCGGAGAACTCGGAGGCACATGGGCTTCTCCCACAATAGACGACTTATTTCTCAAAAACAACGAAGACGATACAATGATAGGTACTCTCACCGTAGATGGACTAACTTTAGGAGATGATGAGAATATTACATTAGGTTCTGATACTTTAGATTATAATTCTTTCAACGATGTTTTTTTTATGACCGTCGGTTTGTGGGTACAAGACCCAGTTCCAGCATTACGTTTTGTTGATAGCACATTCGGAGGTGATGATTATGAATTTTATGCAGATGCTGACCAATTCTATTTAAAAAATGCTGATAACAGTACGGATATTTTTAAAGTTGAAACAGACGACAGTTTTACAATTTTAGAACCTACATCTTTTAATGACAAAAACCTAACCAATATAGGTGACGCCGCTATTGATAGCCTATCCGACGACGCAGGAGTAGAGAACACCTTAACAATAGCAAACTTAAACACGGCTTATGACCATAGTCAAGACAATACTCAAGGCCACACGGACTACTTGTTAAATAATGCCGCCGACACAGGAGTCGCTCTTACTTTGTCTGGTGCGACCTCTGTCCCGCTTACTCTTAACAACTCCACAGGAACGCAAGCTATAGTTAAATTCCAAGACAACGGAGATACAATTTTTCAGATAGATAATGGCGGTTTAATCAAAATAGCCGATGCGGTAGCAACTCCTATCACTGCAACTAAGATGATGATATTACAGAACCGAACCGCTACATCTTCAAATCAGCTTTTTGCTTGTAGATTAGACCAAGAGGGTGTTATATCAGTTTCTAAAAGAATAGTCCAATCTGGTAATTACAAGCTAAAAATAGACGGTGCTTCTACTAACGGGTATTTCTACGGAATGGTAGCAGCAGTAGCACCAAATCATATATCTGCTGATGTTCAGAGAGCCTTTGGCCTCAAGGCTTACTACCAAGGAGTAAACGGAACGATAGACGACGCAGGAAGTATGATAGCCGAAATGGTTATCGGGCCGACTGCTCTAACAAGGGCAATGGGGATTTACGTTCCAGCTGCAACTATCTCAACCGGCTCAGCAACAAAACTCGCTTCATTCTGGGCTGATAAACAAACCGTAGGAGATACTGATTATGGAATCGTTTTAAATGGCGATAGTGCAGGAGCAAATTTAGTTCTCGGTGGTGGGCAGGACACCTCGGATTACTATGATGGAACAAATAGAATTATAGACCCTGATATTGTAGGTTCTGGTAGAGTAAGAATAGGCGCTTCTGATGATAATGATCTATCCGCAAGGCATTTATTCGCCGCAGGGGACAACGCAGGACTGGCAGGTACAATAGGTTTAACAGGAACGTCAGACGTAACCGCTAATTCCACAGGGGTAGGAACAATTAAATTCAAAGGGGCAACAAGCAGAGATAGCACAGGATTTATTAAAATCTATGTAGGGACAACTGCATACTATATTCCGATATGGTCTGCCATAACAGGATAGGGGGAGTGATGAAAAAGGTAATTGTTTTATTGGTAATGATGTTAATAGTAACACCTGCATTTGCAGCCGAAATTAATCTAAAAGATGTACCTGAGGTTCTTGTTACTAAGGCACCTAATGATGTAGTGGGCCGAAAAACTTTAAAGGATGATATTGGCAATACAGTAATTGTAGAAGAAATACAATATGCTTGGGGTAATATTATCTCAAGAATGGCTGTATTAGATATAGAAATTAAAAATTTAAAAGATCCAGATAGGACAGCTAAAGAAATAGATAAAAAAGAAAAAGAGAAGGCAAGGCTCCAGAAAATAAAAGATAAGATAGAGGAAAGTATACAATAAAAGAGGGGAGGGAGAAATATATGCCCGAAGAAGTTACGAGACAAGAATTTACTGAATCTATGCGGAGGATCCATACACGAATAGATTGTATAAACGCCAGCAGTATACGAATGGAAGAGAGTTCAAAACGTATAGAGATCTCAGTAGATAAAGTCTGCAAAGAAATGGACGGGAATGGGAGAGATGGCATTAAAACTAAAGTGTCGAATATTTTTACTGTTCTCAAGATACATTTTTGGTTATTAAGTCTTGTGTTTGTGGGATTATTAGGTATAGCTTATTTTGTAATTAGAAAAGGTATAGCCTAGAGAATGGATCTTAAAACGATTAAGATATATTTTGACTTTGCTGTGAATATTTTTGTAGCGGCCATACTCGGCGGCATAGTGGCCGGGTTAATTATGGTAGCATTACTTACTGTTTATTAAAGGGGGAGGGATCGTGAAGACACTATTTTTACTGCCAATACTATTAATGGGATGCGCCAGTATCAGTCCGAATACTAAGATCGTTATAAGTCCTCCGAGTGTGGATCAGGAAAGAACTATAAAAATAGAGCAATCAAGGCTGGGTAAAACATCGATAGAAATAGACGGCGATAAGATCTCGGTAAGCTACGACAGCAAAGGAAAATCCCTACTGGTCGGTGCAACAGAAACCATCCAGGAGATTGGAAAAGTAGTTATAATGGAGCGACTCCTTGATTAAAGATATAGTGGTATGTATACATGGGATCCGGACCCGGCAAATGTGTAATTGGCTTCGTATATTTAAACTGCATTTTGAATACGATATCCGATTCAAAGATTGGTTGTATGTGCCTGCCAAATATGGCTACCTATGGGCCATGGCCTCAGTGATCCCTTTTGTCAAAAGATCCCGAATAAGGTGGTTTATACGCTATTTAAGGAAGCTTCAAAAGAAGTACCCCAATGCCCGGTTAAACATAATAGCGCACAGCTACGGCTCTCTCCTGGCAAATGAGGCTATTAAAAGCGGTATACAGGTCAATAAATTCATATTGGTTGGCGGTATCGTGTCTTCGCACATGTATTATGGCTTTCAACTTAAGGATTTAGTTAAGGAAGTTCACAATTTTTGCTCTTATAATGATAAAGTGGTAAGATTTCAGCCAACATTCGGCCATTGCGGGTATTTGGGATTTCTAAGGGAGGGTAGTCGAGAACATCGTTTACAACCTTATCTGCATTTAAAGGTATATAATCATCGCTATGAAGTAAAACATTCAGAATATTTTAATGATTCCCCGCCGGATTTCTATAAGATCTTTAGAGATCTTCTACAGAATAGTTTTAATTTTTAAAAACATCTTCCGTAATTATTGGTACGTCATTATGCCTTAATGCTTCTATACGGCGCCCATATTCAGCTATGAGTAAAGCATCAGCTGTAGCGTGGGTTATTTTCATGCCGGGAAAGAGCTGTTGCGCTTTTGTTTTAGTTACGTTTTTATCTCCTTTGGATAAACACTTTAAGGATCTCTGCCAAACAACAGGAGTAACAAATTCAAAAGGTATTTTTGACGCGTATAAGGCTCCTATTAATAATCCAAAATTCTTACCGAATTTAAAAGCAGAAGCTATCCCCTGTTTCGGCATAGAGTGAACGTTTTCAATATAGCACTTTGTTAATGGCGCTGTTTCCTGGATGTTAGCCATTACCTTAACGATATCCGCGTCTGTTTCTTTTTTAAAAGGCAGGGTATATGTCTCGTCATCACCTTTTATTGTTAATAAAGCCAGAGCGCCGGATTGCCCCGGGTCAATTCCCATTATGTATTTATATTTCATTTTTATCTCTTCCTTTCTTTTAGATATTCATTTAATGCGGCTTTATTAAAAATTTGAATTTCATCTTCTTTTATCTTGATAGGGCCTTGCCTAATTGTATTAAGGTGATAAAATCCTTCTTTAAAATCTAAAATATCTCCTTTAGTTACTCCTCCTCCATAAATAAAATACCAAATCATTTTGACACCTGCGGTCCTCTCTTTATTTTAGGTAAATCTTCTTCTTTACCGGTAGCTATTGACGCATGGCACTTAGGGCAAACAGTTTTCATAAACCCATCGCTCCTGCCAAACCATCGCATAAGGGTCCCGCAATTAAAACATTCCGGAGAGATATCTTCCCCGGAGGTTTTATAGTCATGCCATTTGTCTACATACGGATCTCTTTTATTTATAGAGATCTCATCTTTAAGGCAAACATAAAAAACTTCTTTCCCTAAAAACTTTGGTGAATAATACTTTTGAAAACGTTCAAGGCACAAAGGACAAATAGGAGGTAACGATTTATCTATTATAACAACCATTAGACTCCTTTCCTAATAAGAGCAAGAGCTGAATCCCTCTGTTGCATTACTTCTGATAGCTCTTCTCTTATAGAATAATACATTTTCTCAAATGTTTTCTCTTGAATAGCACGGATAGACTTTTTTATCTCAGTAGCCGCAAAATCAGTTTCTTTTGTATGAAAAGGATAAATAGCTAATATTGCTAAGCATTCATTTAACAAAGAACAATACGGTTTACATTCCCTCATATTATTTTTAGACGCCGCTAATAGCGACGCATTTATACCCATTTGTCTTGCTTTTATCAGTATACTTTTCATTTCTTATACCTCTTTCCGCGCCAACCTTCCGCCTCTATAGGGCATCCGGTAGACCAGCTATGCGGCGCTGTTAGTATTTCAATGAATTCTTCCATACTGCCGAAGCCCTCCGGGACCTCCGCAATTACTTCGTCATGCACAGATAACACCAACCGGTACCCCTTTTCTTCACATTTAAGCATAGCATGGGCCATTATATCCCGGGCAGTGGCTTGTGTAATGTTCTCTACTAGTTTTCCCCCATAGGTAGACTGCCTTTCATACGCTTTTGTTTGTGAATTTACGCCCATAAAAGTAAGCGCTCTTCTTGTTTCACCCCAGGGAGTTATTACTTCCTGGATCTTAGGCCTGTAATAGGCAAGGCAGCGTCCGGAGGGAAGCCGGCAATAGAGAAATTTACCGTGCCGCGCCCATTTAACCCGGCCGCTAGGCACTTGTTCGCTTGTCTCAGTAGCCCTAATGGCTGCTCTTTCTTGTCTTTTCCATAAGTCAATAACGCTTTTATATCTGGATCTATATGCTTCTACTGCTTTTCTCGCTAACCCCTCGGAGATATCAAGCCCCCATGCCTGGCAAGTAGCATGAAATTTAGTAGCCCCCATCCCATACCCGCATCCGAGTATAGCTGTTTTTCCCAGCTGTCTTTCTTTTTTATTTATTTCTTCTTTATAGTAAATATCTTTAGCCATATCTACATAGATATCCTTACCTTCTCTATAATTATTAAGCCCGGCTTCATCCTTCGCGTGCCATAATAATACCCGGGCTTCGATGGCTGAATAATCTGCCACTAAGAGATCGTATCCGGGCTTAGATATGATCATACCCCTAAGGCAAGAGCTGATAGCCGACATAACGCTAGGGTATAAAAATTTAAGCATAGCTAAATCCCGCTGCTTCATTATAGCGATACACGTGGCAATATCTTTAATCGTCCCTATTGGAAGATTATGTAACTGGACTAATTTCCCACTCCAACGACCAGTAGAAGCACCATGGTAAATAAGAGTGTCCCTAATCCGAGGATCATTATCACTCGTAGCATTGCTAATAGCTTGATATTTAGCCGTACTTGTCTTTCCCAATTCTTGCCTAATAGATAACACATGCGCAACTGCGGGGGGTATTCGTGTCTGAAGCGTTTTGGAAACTGTGTTTTTGGTAAAATCACCCATTTCGACTCCTTGGGTTTTGATCCAGTCCAGAGTGCGTTGACGGCGAGACACTTTATCAAGGTATCCATTTGTAATTTTTTTGAGCTTCTCCACACATTCATTTTCATATTCTCCTATAAGGTAAAGGGCTGCTTTAACGGCTTCTCTATCTATTTCAACACCCCTAAGATTAATGCGCTGATCCATTAACCAGACTTGACGCTCTATGCTATTTAAGTTTGGAAGAGAATTATCTATTTCTCTTTCTACTACCACATCATTTTTACAGTATTCATAGAGACGTTGAAACTCTACAGGATCATTACACCATTTATCATTATTAAGTCGGGTAATTCTTCTGGGTTTACTCAATTTAAGCATTACTCTTTTACCCTCTTCATCTTTCAAATTTGAAAGATGAAGAGCCTTAGCGGCTCTGGCTAAAGCTTTAGGAAGAGCATGGGCCGAGGCTTTAGCCGCGGTACAGCTCCATTGTTCTAAAGGAATAACCGGCCAGCCAAATTGTTTCACTAAGATGTTGTGCCATATACAATACTCAAAAAATGAATTATGCGCGACGAATATTTCTCCAGCGTCAATATATTTTTTTATACTAGGCGGGCATCTATTTTTTTTGATCTCTTTTTGTGTTGCAAGAAAAACCTCACCTCCGTTATGGGCAAAGCAATAGCAAAGAATCTTAGTGCTTGGGTGTATAGAATACACCCAAGCACCAGATTTAAAAATATCCACTTCGGATCTGGATTCAAAATCTAAATGAATCATAAATCCAGTATGTCCTTATTACCTTTAACAGGAGACTCGCTTTTTTCTACAGCTTCAAAATCATCTTCCGGCATAGCCCTGCTTATAAGCGGCTCTCCATCACGAATCTTTTGAATGTTCTGTAGGCCTAGCGCAACTCCTCTGTTACCGCCGCGATCATACGTATACGGCGTAATCGTAGCTCTAGCATAACATCCCGAGTAAAACTCTTCGGGATTAATGATAGGGTTTCTATCCTCATCAATAAGGCCCGGCCGTTGAATACTGGTAGCATTGCAGAATACTGTTCCCGCATACCCCTCGTATTCCTTTGTATCTCCGTCTCTAAACGGTGTACGTAGATCTCCAGGCTTCTTATCCCCCCACTTCTCCTTAATAGCCTTCTTACAGGCATCTTTAAGGACGGAAAGGTCCGCTGTCTTAGGGAATAGCATGGTAAGACTATACTTTAACTTATCCCCAAGGCCTTTAGTAGGATTAAAAACATGTACAAAACTTGCACGAAACTCTACGGTCATTACTTTGTCAGACATTTTTCTTTCCTCCTCTTTTGTGTTTAAGCGGTTACTTTTTGTCAGCTTTCTTCGTTTCCAACTCGGTAATCGTTCTTGCGGGGAAGTCTGCGGTATGATCGTTCCTTATATTCAGATCATACTTTTTATATATCTCATTCCACCACGTTTTTTTCTTTTTTAAAATCACCTGCCGACGTTTTTCAAAAATATTTAAAGCTTCCTGAATAACTTCGGTAGAGGCTACGCTTTCGGTATCAAAATCTTCGTACGTTTTTGCCTCCTCTTCGGTTATGGTAATCTTTTTTAACTCTTTAACCGGTTCACTCATAATTCAAACTCTCCTTTCGGGCTAAAATCAGAAATAGCGCTCCCTCTAACCGCTTCTCCTTTGTCGGTATTGGAAACTAATTTATTGCCCGTGTCTTTTTGTTCTGTTAAGCTGTAAACGCTTTTTTTACCGACTATTTTTTCCAATTTAGCCGGACTTAACAGGCTTTTGTTGTATATCCTATCTCCATAGCGCTCGCTAAAAAGAGATATAACTTCGTTTGAATCAATCCACGTCCTGTTACTTCTTTTCTTTACTAGTTTAAAACCAGGTATCTCCTTTCCGGATTCAGCTAATTCAAAGGCATGATTCTCTAAGGTAGTTATAAAGTTTTTAACTATATCTACCTCTTTTAATAGCTGTCCTATTTTTTCTACCGTTAGATCCCGCTTTTCACTTTCAAAATCTTGCTGTGCCATCATATCCCGTTTGTTTAAAATTTCCGGACAAACAAGAGTAGCCGTGCAAAATTTACAATGTTTCCCCGGACGCCGGGGAGCTTTAGGATCCTCAGTAGCTTTAATTTTTTCTGTTAATTCTTTAGCGAATTCATCTAATGCGGCCATCGGTATTCGCCAACGTCTAACCGCATTTTCCGGATCTCCGCAACGGGGCTGGACTATTACCAGCTCTACCTCATCGACATCAAGGTCTGCTACCGCTCCCAACGCATAATATAATAACTGTATATTATTTACAACATCGACCCAAACACCGGCTCCGTGTTTGTAATCATATACAATTAATTTCTGGAAAGGAACGTAAAGAAAAGCGTCGTTGGTCCCGGCCGCTTTTTTTGAGATACGGGGAAGCTCAAAGGATCTCTCTATAATAAGATCCCTTTTATTAAGGCCGTACGTACTTAAATCATCCTTAATAGCCCCTATGTATACGTCCACGGCATTTATCATACCTTGCGTAACCTTTATCTCTTCTCCATCGATCTCGATAACTTCACCTAACCAATCTTCCGTAAATTCATTCTCATTAGTTAGACAAATTTCTCCCAATTTATGCGCTGCGGATCCTTCCCGCGCATATTTAGAAGAAGGCTGAGGCGGAAGAGTGGCTATAAGAGCCACACTCCCCGGACACTCAAACCAACGGTACCCCGATGATGCTCCAACAGGACTATGTTTCATTACAGAGTTGTCGACGCTTTTATTTTTAATTCTGCGTGCGCTGCGGTAAGAGCCTCAATAACCCCGGCATACTGCCTAGGTACTAACTGGCTTATCTTTTCTACTTCAAATTCTTTAACAACGTTCTGAGCTGTTAAGAATCCAAGTTTGTCGTTCGGGAATTCTTTTACAAGCTTTGCAGCTGCATCCCGGACATCGTTTTCTGTTAACTCCTTAGCCGCGGACTTCGTTTTTCTCCCGGGTTTAGTCGATTTAGGTTCAGGCGCTTCCGATTGTGCTACTTCCGCAACTGCCGTCTTATCTATCTCTGATAAAGCTCTTCTCATTAAAACTACTAACATTTCCAATGCGACTGCCATACGTTCTACGTTTTGCTCTATTGACATTTTCTTCTCCTTTTTTTTATGTTACAGTTATATTACGCCTCTTTACTTAGGGGGATTTATTTTTTCCAAATCACCTCCCTTCGTAACTATGCAAACTTCTTTTGTTGTGGCTATTACAATTTTACCATTATGCTCAAGTATACCCACAACTCTTTCACCTTTTGCCGTTTCAGCTATTACGTGGACTCCAGTTTTTCTATTATATCTATTTATTTTTTTCATACTTCCCCCTTCCCCTAGTTAACTAACTGATTTATAATTTTACTCTTTCTTATAACAGATCCTATCATATCGGATTCTATGGTCCCTTCGGCAACAAGAAAATGCGCAAGGACGGGATTCTGTTGCCCCATTCGATGCAATCGATCGACAGCTTGATTAAGGTTACCGGGTACCCAATCCGATTCTACAAAAATAGCATAATCCGTTGCTCCCTGAAGGCCGTCAATCCCCTGGCCGGCAGCTTGAATCTGCCCTATAAATATTCGAGGGGTACCGGCTATAAAGGTATTCTTAGCTGTTTCTTTTGCTTCAACAGTCATACCTCCTAAGAGTTTAACGACTCCGTATTCTTTTAATTCTTCGGAAAGAGTATGTATAACTTCCCGATGAAAAGCGAAGATAACCATTTTTTCTTTATTCCTTAGCGCATTTTTTATAAATTCTATACACTGAGGGAGTTTAGCAAGGGCCGTTTGCCGTCTAAGAGTAGCTTTTATACCAAGTTGATTGTCCATATATTTTTCTTTATCTTCTCCAGTCATACCATTTTCTTCGTCTATGATTTTCTGTATAGCCGGGGTAATAGAGAGCTCTATTTTTTGTAATGTTTTCGGAGGTAATTGCTGTAAAACTTCTCTTTTTAATCTTCGCAGCATAAAGAGATCAAGCTTTTCCTTTAACTCAAGAATATTACTAGCCCCTTTATCGTTAAAATAGCCGTACTGATCATAGTATCCCGCGCAATAGCGAAAAGCGAAGGCGTAGTAATTGTTATACGGATATATTAATTCGTTGGCAAGAACCTTGAGCATAGGATAAAGCTCAATAGGCCTGTTTAATACCGGAGTGCCGGTAAGCATCATTTTGTAAGTAGCATTATGGACTAAGCCGCCTTTCCCTAAGATATTTTTTGTTCTCTTTACCCTCTTTTTCTTTGATCCTATATTTTTAAGATGATGCGCTTCATCACAAATAAGAACATCAAACTTCATATCCTTTAATTGTTTAAAAATAGAATCTTTTATAATAAGCCCATAGTTTATAATAATAAAATTAGCTATAGTAGGTATTTTTCCTTTACTTGAATTAATAATACATAAATCATAAAGTCTATGTGCCAGCCACTTTTCTATTTCTCTACTCCAATGAATTTTTACAGAAGCCGGGCAAATAATAAGAATCCTTTCGGCTTTGAGAATATTACAAGCTATTAAAGCTTGTGCAGTCTTCCCAAGGCCCATTTCATCACCAAGAAGGCTCTCTTTTCGAGTTGTTAGGAAATGCACTCCCAGCTCTTGAAAAGGTTTTAACTTACTCAATGCTTCCCCCCCTTTTTCTTAAATGGATTCCGAAAAGTAAGGATAATAACTTTGCTGGCCATTATACCAATAATCGCGGATCCGACATTTAGGGCCATTTGATAAAAGCTGGCTCCTTTATGCTTTACTAAGAATTGCGCCGCTTCATCAAGAATACCAAAAATTAAAGAGATCCACCCAAAGAAATAGCCGATAATATAGTACCCCACTACATGCCTGGAATCGTCAAAAAATGACCACGAATAATTACTCCACTCAAAAATGGTACCCTTTCCCGGTAGAGAATAATGTATATTTATTGTCCAGGCTAAATTATAGGTTACCAAAATAATTATAATAAGCAGGATAATTTTCTTTTTCACAGTATCCTCTCAAGTTTAATTTCTTCCTTTATATCGTAATCGTCTCCAACTTTTAATATTATTTTTGTTCTTATTTTTACCCGGTTAAGCCATTCCTTAACAAGATCGTCTCTTTTATTAAATGAGTTAGTATCTATAATATATTTATATAAGCTGTTAACATCGCTATCCCTATAAATAGTAATAAACGTAGTAAGGAAAACTATATCAAATTTTATATCATAGAGTTCTTCAACAAGCATAGCTTTAATTAAAACCGCATCACGTTTTGAAAACGTGGCAAGAACCTTCTCGTCTCTTGACAATTCTCTTTCTACTTCCGCCATATCTTCTATTTCTATGCCCGAAGATTGAGAATATATCTCAATGGGTATTCCTCTTGGAATTGAACACCCGCTGAGAAAAAATATTAATATCCCAAAATATCCGACTATCAAGTATCTATTCATAATATAGTTTTTGTATAAGCTCATTAAATTCTTTTTGCGCGACGGGATCAATTAAATCTATTCGTGTATTTTCCTCTATAATAACAACGTCTTGCTCTTTAACCCGATTCATATATTCCCACGGTATCGCAAAGAAGGCTAACATACAAAAAATTATCATAATTATAAGGAGTGCCTTGATCAAATTTATCATTTTTTCCTCCCTATACTTTTTAAAAACATATTACGGACTATTATTGCTAATTTCCTTACATTACAATCCTCTTGTTTTCTCCAAGTAGCCATTTCTCTTTCAAGAGCATCTTTCAATTCATCTACAGTAGGTATTCTCATTTTGTCCCCCATAGTACTGCTAAAGTTAAGCTGCCTGCGCTTGTATAATATAATGCTCTGGGATAATTTTTCTCAAAAAGAGATATTATCGCCATAATTATGTATGCCACTATCCAAGCCTTCATTAACAAAGAGCTGAGCATATCTTTATCCTACGCTTATGGTTGAAGGCCGGGCTTTCCTATCACAACGAAAGCAACGCCTCTTTAAACGATTCTTCTTTCGCAATTCTAAAATATCCTCCAGGATCATAGCCAGAGATTCATCTATGATCCGCTTACACCCCGGGCAACGCATTATTATTTTATAGAATTGATTTGGCATAGTTTCCTCCCTATTTCTGTTATTACATTCGTAGTTACCGCATTGCCTAAGCACTTATATCTCTGCGTGTCGCTTATTCCTTCTGTCCAGCCGTCAGGGAAGCCCTGTAATCTTTCGCATTCTGTTGGCGTTAGGCGCCGGATTGAGTTTACGTTTGGATTTTGAATAAAGGGTTGCCTTCTTCCGCCTTGCATCGTGTTAAGTGTCGGACTGATTCCTTTTGCAGAATATACTCTATCGTTAGAATGTTTAGGTTGGTTGAGTTGTTTTATGTAAGTTCCTTTTGCATTTTGTCTTGAATAACCTCCGGTTATCGCATTACTAATCTTCCGCCCGTTCCTTTCTTGATTTCCCTCAAAACTGTTTTGATGCTTTTCTCCGATAGGAAATATTTCCGGTCTACTTTCTCCTCTAAGATGTCCAATAATGAACACTCTTTCCCTATTCTGCGGGACTCCGAAGTTCTTACTATTAAGAACTTGCCATTGTAGAATATACCCAAGGTCGGTAAGAATTTTAAGAATTGTCTGGAAAGTAGTTCCAGATCCGTGACTAAGTAGCCCCTTGACGTTTTCAAGTAATATATACCTGGGCTTTTTTGTACGACATATTCGCACAATGTCAAAAAAGAGAGTGCCTCTTGTATCGTCAAATCCTCCGCGTGTTCCTGCGATACTAAATGATTGACAGGGGAATCCTGCGCATAAGATATCGTGATCGGGGATTGTTTCCGCTTTAACCTTTGTAATATCTCCTTCATATAATTCCTTTCCTCCGAAATTTTTTCGGTAGATTTGACAGGCATATTTGTCAATTTCGTTAGCCCAAACACAATTAAATAGTCTTTTGAAACTCCGGTTATCGAATTGCTTAACTGATCCGATCTTATTTCTAATTGTTGAGGTTGATTGATATACGTTCTTGTCCTCAAGCTGCATCCTTTCCAGCCCATATCTAAACCCTCCAATTCCTGCAAATAGTTCTACAACTCTTATATCTATCATAGCTCTTCTACTTTCCCAATAAACGCCGCGCCATTCACATGAGGACGCATATAGACACGGCAGGTTTTATTTAATCTAGGATGATGGCTTAATGATTTTCTCCAGCGTAATTCTCTATACATAATATTTGCGATACGGTTTTGTTCTCTCCGGGTAAAATATCGAGCGGTACCTCCAATACAATCTTCAAATACTTCTAAGCCGGTAACAACGTCCCTCCTGTATCCTTCATCATCCGGCTTGCTCAGCCATATATCTACTTTTTCCAACCAGGGATCCTTAACTCTCCGCTTATCCGCTTCTTCTTCAGCAAGATCGGCAACTTCTGTATCCGTGATATATAGATTCACCCCTTGTTTATAGGTATGTAGTATTTCAGCCCATATCTGATTCCGATCCTTACGTAAGCGGGCCATGTCAATATAATGTACCTCTACGGGCCAGAACCGCCTGTTTCCGGTCATATCTTTAAGGTAGCCTAGCTCAGCTTCCGGATTTATTGTTCCAAGGAAAATTGACTGTCTAGGAAAATCTTGCGTAATTCGGGCATAAGCAGGACGTACACGATCAACTTGCCGAGAAATAAATGCTTTAAGGGCTTGTGTTTCAACCCTCCGCGTGCACTCCATTTCAGATACTTCGATAATCCATTTATTACGCATAGCATCAATCGTATCCTTATCATGCGCATTAAGTAAGATATCCCCATACCATTCACCTCCCAATATATTACAAACGGTTGATTTTCCTATCCCTTGATTCCCTTCTAATACAAGCATGTGATCAAACTTTATCCCGGGATCATATATCCTGGCGATCGCGGCTAACAATGTAGTCTTTCCGGCCATACGCGTATACTTATCATCTTTACACCCGCAATAATCCGTTAGCCATTTTTCTGTTCTTACCGTGCCGTCCCATGTAAGGCCTTCCAAATAATCCCGGACCGGATGATACGAATTAATTTTTGCCACAACTTCGGCGGCTTCGTGTATTAATTGTATTGACGGCTCAAAATGCTGAACGTTAGACAAATGATATTTTAACTGGATGGCATCGCTGTCCGTCCAACTGCGATTAAATCTATCCCCTTTGTGCCAAATGGCAGGCTTTTTAAATTCTATATCCCGGTTAAACATATTAAACCGGAGAAGATCGGAGAGCTCAGAGGCTATCTTCACGCTAATAAAAAAATTGACAACATTCGTAAGAGTCTTTTTATATTCTCCGGAGGCTGTCCGGTCCCATTTTATCTTTTCTTTTACTACTGCGTCAGGAAAATCAGCCCGGGGATGGCGCTTGCCGGCTACGTCCGTATTATAATTATAACCATTCTTTACTTTCCTTTTAAGTTCGTCCACGTCCCAGGGCGGTTGACATTTAGGATTCCACGCTTCGCTTATAATATCAAAGCATTTCTGTTCTGATAAACCAAAATCCCTGCCTCTGCATGCTGTTTGAAAAGTAGTCTTGTCCCCATGTTGCCCTTGAATCGCAACAGGGGCGTATTTAAGGTATTCTTTAAAACGGGCTATCGCCTGGATATCATCTTCATAGGAATCAATTCCGGTATTCTTTAAAAGAGGGCTTTCATTTATGATCAGATCTAACAATTCTATCGGGGCATACATTATATTGTCAAAACTACCGGATAAAAAATCATATTTCTTTCCGGTATCCGGATGAATACAGCCGACGCCGACAACATACGTACCTTTAGATAAGAAGTCCAGCCCTTCATAAGCCGGGAGACTTTTCTTTATAGGTACCTCGGGAGGTTTCTTTAAATAGATATGATAGCCTCCGCCCCCGGTTTGAATAATACAGGAATTGAGTTCTATATTAAGGTCTTTACTTAATTTTTTTATGGGATTTTCTTTAGGTTTGAAATGGCGCGGGTCAACATCTATAACAAGATCGTCTGCCTGTAAAACTACGCCGAAATTACCCGGGAAGTCTTGAGGCGTAAGATCCGGATTATAGCGTAAATTCTGCCATTCGTCCTGCCCTTTTTGAGGATGTTTACCACTAAGCGGAAATAAAGTATATCCATGCTCTACATACGTCAGGACAGTTTCTTTATAAGCGCTCGTCGTCTTTCGCTGCTGTTCCACTGGCGTTTACTCCCTTTCGTTTATACGAATTATCAGAAAAAATTGCTTCCCGAACTGCATCGAGATCAAACATCCAGCGATACTTTCTTCTGATAGCGGGAATTTTACCATTTGAAGCCAGCACACGAATATAATGCGGTGTATAATTTAAAGCTTTTGATGCTTCCCGCACGTTTACTAATTTACTCATAATAAGGATACCTCCTTTCGTTATCTACTTATTTCTAATTATATAAAAAATACAGCTCAATTATGGATTGGCGTGGTGTTAAGCGACGCCTCGTTTTATTTCTCACTCGAACCCCTTATCATACTCATTTGGTGAGTCCCACTCGCGCCGTATTGTGCGTGGCTGTATCAAGTTTTCCGCACTTCATGGTTTATCGGTACTTGTCATGCCCCTACCAAGTGAGAACTCCATAATTGAGCCTAATATCTCTTTTACTACGTTTTAACGGCTTTGTATAGGTTAGTATACTGTTAAAAAACCCTTTGTCAAGAAAAATCTTTTTGTCGTCGAGGATAATCACATCCCTTATTTAAGCAAAACATAACCCGGCGTTTCTCTTGATCCTTTTTCCGGGTGTATATTTTCACCTTGACGGACTTTTCTTTACAATGCTGGCACCACGCTAAGCTATTCATTGTCATAATTTTTGATGCTTGCCATAAAATGATCCCCGAAGTGCGGATGTTTAAATTCAACAATGATTATCTCGTCAAACTTTAGAGCACTTTTTACTAAATCAGCTAAGACATACTCTCTTTTTGTGCCATACCCAAAATCTATGGTAATTTTAACGTCTTTTTCCAATTTCGGTTCTTTACGTTTAAGCCAAAACATAATTTTTTCCTTTCTTTTAAAATCTTTTAGTTACTACTTTCCCAGAAACATATACCGCGATCCAAAATACTCCCCCGCATTCATAACAAGTTTTTGCGCTATCCCAATAGCTCCTGCCCTCCGCACACAAATTTTTTGAAGGTTGCGTGGTCATAACTACTTTATCACAAAGCGGGCATAGATATGTTGCGATCTTTTTCCCTCCTTTTTTCCAACGAGCAAGGTATGCCAAGGTGTCTGTTTTTAATTGTGTAAGCTCCATTTTAAATCCCTCCCTCTTTTTTTAATCCTTCTCTTTATAATAAACTACCGTGCCAAGCCTATGAACTATATCCATAGCCGGCGCCCAGTATGGCTCTGGATAAACCCCAAGATCCTCATAATGAGTGGCGCCATTTACTATATCGATATTGTTTGAAAAAACATCCTCAATGATTTCCCGTGCAATGATTCTGTAATTTTCACCGGTCAAAGCCTCTACATAATCGCAATTCTTTTCAACAAAGGTGTCAAGGTCTTTCCTTTTCATTCCCACAAGCCCATGCTTCAATCCGGCACGCAGTCTATTCCGGACAACGCATGCGGTAGCTTTCATTTTTACATATCGGTCAGCATACCCGATATTCTCTGCGATTAGGGCCTTCCAGAGCTCGTCGGGAGGGGCTTCCGCCCCGTAAGCATACCCAAGGGCGGAATACAGCCAGAGGCACACAGCAACGCTAAGAATGCGCATATCTCTTTATCCTTTCTATTCGTTTATATAAAAAGAAGCTTTAGGTATAATATGTTTCTTAGCCCATGCTTTCTCTTCCGCGCTTAGCTTTTCAACGTCGTCAATCATATTTTCCCATGAATACGAGTTGGAGAATTGAAAGCCCAAGGCTTCGTCAATTAATTGCAATACTCTTTTCTTATCCATTTTTATTATCCTCCCGTTTAGTTATTTTAACTGATTAATTAGTCTTTATCGTAACCGTCAAACCATTCGCCCTTTTTTAATGTATCCGGTCGCCGGCAATACGCCTGCGCTTGTTTAAGCGTCAAGCCATGTTGTTTTATTTCTGAATCTTTATCCTTAGCATAATAAAACCGTACTATCTTATAAGTAGTCATATAACGCCCTCCCTTTTTTTAAAAATGCCTTCGGATTATACCCACGCATACGCTTTTACGGTTGCCTTTACATGATGTTTAAGAAATAATACCACTCGATAAGGTATCTCTTTCCTTAACCATGATGACCCATAACGATAATCACATACAGGGCATGGCTCTGCCGGATGTTTATCGTATCCGTCTTTATTCCATCCCTTAGCCCTCTGATGTTCGCAGCCGGCTTGCATATCGTTTAAATGCCATAGCTGCCATATTTTATAAAACTCGGCTATCAGCTCCGGCGTCCATCCTTCTTTCGTGTTTGGATTATCTATCACCATCCCATTAATTTGACCGCAAGAACCATAAGCGTTACCACTTTTAAAAGGACCCACGACGCCAGTTATACTTAAATTTCCTTTATTGTTGTACACTATCTTACAAAAAACACTTGCCCTTTTGTCTACCGTACCAAGGCAAACTATTTTTGCAAAAGCCTCTAAATCTCTTATATGCTGGCTTTTCCCCATTTTCTTATCCTCCCTTTTTTATGCTTCCCCCTCTATCTATATATAAAGGAAAGCGGTTATTTTGAGCCTCTCAAAGCATACGCTTCTTTCCGGCTCAAAGGTATATACCCATCTTTTTTAAAAAACTTCTCCAGAGATTCATCTGCAATCATCGTACCGAAGAAATTACAGCAGACAAACTTCTCAATCGTTACCGGTAAGCCCCAGTCATTCTCTGCGTGCCTTATTGCATAGACGCGTTGGCCCCATTTCAATACATAAGGAAGCTCAACCATGCGTTTCATTTCAAACGTTCTAACAACAACGCCTCTAAAGGTAGTCTTTACCATATCTTTTTATCCCTCCTTTCCGCTCCGCATATATACAACACTATATATGCGGAGCGCATTAATAATTTATATTAATACTGTTTTAAACGCTGTTAGCTCATCATCTGTCAATACCCATGCTTGAGAATCTGAATTAAGCAACGACTCGTCAACGACTTCAAGCGCCTCTTCTCTGCTTCTCCCCACAACAGTGGAGAAAGTGAATTGTTTCGATGGGTCTACTTCGTCATAATGCCGGATTAATACATTAAAGGTTTTCTCATCTGAATTGTCAAGCTCCCATAATGGGTCGTCAATATCTCCGTTGTCTGTTACGTCTCCAAAGTCAATATCTCCCTTTTCAAATATCCCCCTTGCCTCTTCCAAGTTGTCAGCTGTGACCTCAATCGTCCCTTGCCGGACGTTCCTTGATATAATGTTTAATATGAATTGCGCCATGGTGTTTCCTTTCTTGCCGGCAGTGCGCTCGGCGGTTATACTACAAAATTATATTTTAGTAAGTCAATATCTTTATGCGTTGCGCCCTCGACTACCATAATTACAGCTAATACTTTCCCTTTCAAAACAAACCGCAATTGCCTATCCTTATATAATAAGGTATCCGGAGAGAAGCGCAACATATCAAGGTAAAGCTCCCGAATCAATACAAGCTCAGTATTTTTATCTTCCTTTGCGTCTTCAAGAATAAGCACACGGCAAGTGCCCGCAGACGTATTGACAGACAGGTTTGTGATTCGTGCTTTCCGTCCCTCCGGTTTAAGAAAAGATTCATACTGGTTGCGCTCTAATGGAAGAGATTCGGCTTTAAATATCTTTTCTGCAACCAGCGTAAGAGTTATGTCGTCAAAGTCTTCTACAACCTCACGGAGCAACAACCATTTGCCGTTGCTTATTGCCTTATCATCCCAAAGCAGATGTTTCTCAACGTTCTTTTTCGTTATCTTAGTAAGTATTGAATCCTTTGCCATTCGCTTCCCCACTTTCTGCCGGCGGTATGCTCGGCGGTTATCTCTAATTATTGATACTACTCCGTACTTCATGTTCTTTGTATAGTTTACACTATGAAGCAATGCTCGTCAAGCGTTTATTTTCATACTATTAATATTATATAGTTTACACTATGAAGCAATGCTTGCGCAGGCGCTTATTTTTGCATTATCACCTTAATAGCTTTTCGGCTTATACGTAAGGTATGAGTGAATGAGGGTATATGTTGTTGATTGATGTTGTTTGATGTTGTGCTTGACTCGGGCTATGGTAAGGTATGGCTCGGCTGGCGTTCGTGGCGCTATGAGGTCATAAGAGGGTGTTTTTTTAGCTTGATTTATTATGATGTATTGGAACCTTACGTATGATTGAGTGTTATGTGTAAGGTTTTTGAAAGTTGTAAGTGCTTATGTTATATGGTTATATAAATGTGTAAATGACCTTACTCTTAATAATCTATTATTA